TGATACTGTGTCATGATAAGCGCATCAAAGTCGGCTAGGGAAGTATCGAACTGTTGGAATTCGTCACCTTCTTTATCGCCTAGCTTAACGCCATAGTTATCACGATACTGCGCCCATTGTTGTATGCGACTGATTGCGGAGCTAGTGTCAGCCATTACCGCTTCCATGTCTGTTAGCCATACGGTTGTACGCTTAGACATAGCAAGTTGTGGAGCTTCATTAGAGGTACGCTCTGCCGCATAGATACGTTCCATTATCTGTTGCGTTAGTGGAACACCACCATAGAGATATTGTGGCTTGAGAACATCTACTGGTTCTGCATGACGGAATATGATTAAGTGTGAACGATGTATTTTCTTACCGTTGATAATCCACCAAGTAGGTTCATAGAAGTGTAATGTATCAGGTTGGCTTGCTGATGGACCATCTAGCATTGGTGCTGTCCAGTATGGGTCTATTTGAACAATCCCTTTGTAACTGTTTGGAGTGATACCATCAATGTTAAATGGTTTCTCATAATATTCTTTGTCAGTTGATTCAATTTTGAACATGGCAATACGAATACCAAAGATACGACCTTTACGAATAAACTCTCGCATATTCCACTCTAATTTCATAGAGCGGTCATAAGACTTCATTAGTTTAACTGCATCAGGTTCTAATTCTTCGCCATCAATTGAAACAATGTTGTAACCTTTGCGGATTGCATCATCGGCTGGCATTGCACACGCTTTGTTTACTAGCCAGTTTTGTGCAACGATACCGCACATTTGCGCCCCTATGAAGCCTTGCGATGCGTACCAAAAGACTACCGCATTAGATACGGAATTATTACCTGCATCATACATTTTAAATTCAGGATAGCCATCGCTTGAATCATCCATGCCGACATTCGCCATACGTGGATTGATTGCAGGATTGAATATAGGTTGTTTGCTTTGTATATCGGCAAGTAAATCGCCTACAGTAGTTTTGATTGTGTCTAGGTTTTCATCAGCATGAGTGCTAAATAGACTTTTACGAGGTGAAGGTTTTGTTTCCTCGACCTTAACTTCTTCAGATTTTATACCACGAAACCAATTTAGCATTGCATATCCTTTATCCGAAGAATGAGCTTTTCTTCATTTCGCTAGGCAAATTAGCCATTATAAAAGCATCAGCCAAGTTAGGAGAAGCCACATCACGTTTACCTAAATCTTTTTTGCTTTCAACTTTTACCCTGCCAGCATTATCATAATCACGCTTTGGTGTAGTCAATTCATCAATAATCTGATTTAGATTAGGCATATTACCATCAATGAATATCATATCAGAATCATCGAAAGCATGACCATTTCTAACAGCATTGTATGTATTTCTAAACCTGTCCGCTACTAACCACCACGCTTGCGCTTTGATGTTAGAAAAATAATCTTTGTTTTTAATGCCTGACCTAGCATATTGTATATCAGGTTTCGCTACTGTACCACCAGCAAAGAACTTTTGATGATTTACTTTTAGTCCATTGGTAGAATTTAATTCATTAATCTTAGAACCTACCATTGCACCAACACCAATAGCATCATATACGACTAATGCCTTTTCATCACGAGATTTAGTCCATACACGAGTACATGATTTTAATAGTTCATCTTCTTTAGCCTTCCATAGCTCTGACCATAGGTTTAATGAGCCATGTGATTGCACCATAGCACAATAATCCTCGCCTGAGTCTGCTACATCGAAGCCTATGCGTTCTGCGCCTGTAGGCTCAATACCTAATGCCTTGTGTCCATCAATCGCCGCCATGATGTGTGAACGCTTAATAACTGCTTGGTCATCATCGTCACGAGGTACGCCTTCATAAACGTGAAGGTAGTTTTCGTAATCATCATTCTTTGCCGCATCAATAACTTTAAGTATCGTATTGCTTAGAAATGGATTCTCGTTGTAGTTAATCTTTCGAATGATTGTATCAGGTGGTGGACTAACTACAAATTTTTGATACACGAAGTCGTTTGATAAGCGTGGATTGAATATAATCCAATGCTGAGAACCTTCCTTACGAATCGTAGGATTAAGTATCTCCCATTGGGCTTCACTCAGTAAATGAGCTTCTTCTGACCAATGTATATCAACTGACTCTATCGATTTTATTTCATCAATGGAACGCCATAGACCGTAGAATAAGAACTCGCTACCTGTTGTGGTGCAAATAATCTTGTTATTCAATATCTCGAACTTATGGGATAAGCCGAATCGTTCAATTTGAATCTTTAGCAATGTATAGACTGATTCCTCAATCTTGTTCTGAAATTGTCGAGTGCATAATATCCGTACCCTAGCTGATTGCGCCAATGCAATAGCGAAGCCAGCGGCATCCCATGACTTAGAGCTTGACCTACCACCATACAGAATACGGTTACGTGCTGGCGTTAGCCAAAAATCACGTAGTACTGGATTGAGCGTTGCTGTGTTCTGCGTAGAAGTCATTAATGCTTTTCACTTCCTTTTCATCGGGATTAGAGAGTTTGTTCATTTGGTCTTTGTTAGCATTGATTAAGCTAATGGCTATTTGACTTGAATCATTGGACATACGGCTCAATGCGCTTACTGACTTCATAGCATCTTCAGAAGCCATTGGATTTTCTTCATCAATCAGATTCACTTGGATGTTAGCCAATTCAGCGAGCTTATGAGAGGTCATAGCCCCTAGCCTAGCCGCACCTGTTAAGTGTACTGATATGCTCTTTAACTCGTCAGCTAGACTGCGTACCTTTACCTGCGTAATTATAGACAATGCTTCTTTAGCAAGTTCCGCATCGGCAAGTTGTTTCGCTATATCAAGTATAGGTTTGAGGTGCGTATTTACTCTATGCCTAATTGTACCTTCAGTAACTTTATATTCTTTGGCTAATGCTCTCATAGATTCGCCTTCTGAGATACGTTTTTCGACATCCCACCATTGCTTGTCATTTAATTTGGATGGTGCTGGCATTATGCAGTTAGTCCTTTGATTTTAAGTTTGTATAGTGCTTTGATTGCTTTGGCATCATCAATCGTGTATTTGGCTGGTATGTTACTGCTTTCCAATAATTCTACTTGGTCTAATCCTATTTTGTTGATTAGGTTCATTCTGTATTTAACAATGTTGCCTGATAAGTGATTGTTGCAAGGAGCGCATTGTTTTGAGCAGTTTAATTCGGAGAAGCGTAATTCGGGATGTGCGCCCACCGTTAAAAAATGACCACAATGATATTGACCTGCATGATGTCGTTGGCAACTGATACATGGCTCGTCTTTATCTCGTAATCGTATAAACTGATTAAATACTATTTGCGCTTCACGAAGCCAATCGGCTTTGCTTTTAAGTTTAATCTTAGCTTCTTTAGTTTCTTTGCGTTCTGTCTTTACTCTGACAACTTTAGCATGGGTATATGCACAGTTTGGTGAGCAGACAGATTGTAATGGTCTGTTAGGTGTATATTTTACACGACATACACGACATAGCTTAGTCTTAATTGGCTTAATCATTGAGTTTGATACCATTTTCAGTTGCCCATGCGATTGTGTACTCGATAAGACTTGACCCTCTAGTTTTACTCATAAGCGCAGTTGATTCACGTAAGTTAATATACTCGCCTTCCAATCCTACGGTAACTTCACTACCTTCCTTTGTTGCAACAGCATGACCTGATACCAGTAGAACCTTCCATTGAGCTTCTGTACGCTCTTTACCCATCCACTTGAATTTACTCTTTGCAATATCTCCACACATTGCGTGAAATTTCGCATTTTGTTCGCCTGTCCTAGTCAATGTATCAATTACTACTTTTAAAGGGCGTAGGGCATCAAGATGCAAGCCTGAGAGGTATTCTCTAGCATATTCCACAACGGCTTTATCTCGAAGGATGAATATTTGCTTCATTTTGCTATTTTCCAAAGTACCCAATGAGAATATTGACTGAATCAAGCACAATGCTTTCACCATTTCCTAGTTCTTCTTGGCTATCCAAAAATTCTTTGGTATTTTTTAGATGTGCTAAAACCATTAAATCCATTAACACATAGGTTGAATCTTCATCATCAAACGCTAGGTTTACTTTCATTTTCTAACTCCTTTGCTTTTTCTTTTGCTTCATCGGCAGAATCGTAATATCCCCAGTTCGTGTTGTTTTTACTTAGTCCATATAAAATAGCACCATCGAATAGATAATATTTGGCTATATAATATTCACCTGACTTCAAGCAGTAGTTGTCTAATTTAGTCCATTTCATGACAATATCTCTTTGAAGGTTGCCAATAGGTTCTTACGTTCTTTTTTAATAATCTTTACGTTAGACTGCTGAATTTCCAATATGGTTTTGTACATATCGCTGTCGCTGTCAATTAGATTGAGCTTATGCTTTAGTTCAACGCCATCATTCACTATTTGGAATGGTGAAATGTTATAACCGCTTTTCTTAATCGTTTGTTGGCAGTTGGAATCGTAAAATAATATGGTGTTGCTCATTACGCACTCATAGAATCGGTTAGCCATAAATGCGTAGTTGTCATGCGTATGCTTATCTTCGACATAGAGCGAATATTTATAGTCCTTGAGGTAAACACCATCAAAGCCAAATAAATCTTCTTCTAAATCTTCCCATTGAAGCCTATCGATGAATCTAGCGGTAACACCAGCTTCGGAAAACTTGTCGTGATTCTTTTTTGAGGAACTTAGATGATAGTTAATGTTATTGTATTTAAGCAGGTCATCAATCCGATGCTTTCTGAATGTACCGTAGTAAATAATATCTTTTTTATTTTTAATCGGCTTCTTAAATTCTTCTTCATTGAATATCAATACATTCAGATTGACGGTATGCCATTCATCAATCCAATCGTTTAATGTCTTTTCATTGAGTATTTTTCTTAATATCCAACCACGATAACCCTCACGAGGATTATTGCAAATCATGTGGAATGGTTTGTTGTATTTTAATATCCATTTTCTTAGCAAAATATTATCTTCAACATCATGGTCATTCACTAGCCAGTACAGTTTGGCATTAGGATTATTATCAAGAAGCGTAAGATAACTATCATATTTCATGTATGGTGATGCGTAAGCGCAGATAATTGCATCGTATTGATGTTTCATTGCTTCATCAATTTCAGATACATGGCTGACTAAATCAATGCCTAAAGAATCTCTAAGCAGTATTGAGTTCCGCACATGAACGATAGACGAGTTTACTTTTTCTTTAAGCACTTTTTCGCAAGATTCAATAATTAATATTCTCATGCTATGCCTAACGCTTCTTTCGCATATTGAACGCTCTTTTCAGGAAAGTTCTTAGGGTTAGCCATAATACGTTTAGCCCAAGCATGGAAATCAGTTTTAGGTTTAAGGCGTTCATGTATAAAAATAGCTAATTCATCAGCGTGTTTTTGATTGCCCTCAAAATCTACTGGGGCTGGTAATGCTTTGTAGATTTCTTGTTGTGGTCTGCAAAGAATTACTATATCGGCAGGTTGTGGTAATTTATTTGGAATATCTGTCCACCTGTCAAAAGCTCGACCTATTACATTAAACTCAAATCGTTCTAGCTTATGCCACCACATCCTCATGATGTCTTTGTCAGGTGTAGGTTTATTGTAAATAGAAAATACTGCCACTAACATATTCTTGAAAGCTAATTTGTCTGTATCAATCATTTCATTCTCCTAAAATGGAATTGAATCAATTATTGGGGCTTCATCCATCCAACGACCTTGATTCAAATAAGTAGCAGGATTAGGAATATATTTCCCATCTTCCTGTTGCCATTGTTTAGTTTCTATTTGCCAGTTCAAAGCATCAATCACTAGCAATATGTCAGGCTTCATTTTATTCCAAGATTTTATTGCCGCTTCTTTTCCTACCTTCTTTGGATATTTATACCAAAAATCTTCAAAGTAAGTATCAAGCACGATAGTGCGTAAAGGTTTTTTTGTGGGAATAGGTAATAGGGTATCAGGAATCAGTAAGAGGGAATCAGCACGATTAGTTCCGTCTTCGTCATGATTAATCACGATATTTTGTAAGTCATTGATTACATCATCTTTTTCTGTAATATCAGGTATATTGCTACCCGACTTTTTTTCATTAGGATGAGGGTTCTGATGCTTCTCAAAATTAAGTATCTTGATGTACTTCTGTCCATTGACATTATAAGTCGTGATAAATCGTGACTGCTCAAGATTAGTAACGATTAATTCAATATTACAATTATCATATGGTAACAATTGAACCTTTAATCTTTTTGCACGATATTCTATGCACCCTTTATAATCAGCAACAGTCCACATTGCTATAAATGCTAATCGTTCAATTGGTTCTAATTCAGCTAAATCTTCATTTTGAAAAAATGCTGGCTTAATGTTTCTAGCTCTAGCCATGATTTTCGCCCTTTGATTTATTCCAACATATCCCACAAAAATATTTAAATTTGTTATAAGTCGTATATGGAAATTTACAATATGCAATTTCAGCAGATTCATAAACCTCATGATAACCAAGTTTTTTTATAAACATTTCAATCTGAATAAATTGAGCTTTATTATAAGTTTCACAAACTTCTACACCTTCTAAAACTGCAATTATTTCCCATGCTTCATCATGAATTCTTAATTTTTTACTATTAATTATTTTTGAATATTCTTTAATTTGTAATTCAGATTCTTTTATTAAAATAGCTTTATCTTTTAATGATATTGGCACATTAGTTAATAAGTCGTATGCAGATTTCCCTAAATTGCATAATGAGCATGAAGTAATTAAATTATCATTACAATTTGTTCCACCTTCTTTAACTGGGTGAATGTGGTCTACATGAAGTATTGCTGATGGTGGGTGTGAGCCACAATATTGACAAACAAATTCATCACGTTTAAATATATCAAATCTTAATTTCTTTGATATAGATTTTCTTTTTTCCATTTCTTACTCCCATGAAAAAGGGCTTCACCTGCTAACTCTACTTTTTACAGTAGTTGGTAGAACGGTCTTAGTAACCGCCAGTTAGCATGTGAAGCCCTACTAAATTAATCACTACCAAGTGATATATAAATCATAAATTAGATTAAAACTCATTGCAAGCATTTTATTTTCACCTTGTTTCTGACGAAAGTTATCCACAGTTTGTAAGGTTATTTAAAAAAGTTATGCACAATTCATCCACAATTTTTAGCCTATTTCATCCACAGATTTTACGAGTTATGCACATGGGGGGTAATGCACTTGTATTGACTAACATCAAAGTGCGCCAAATCGCTTAAAAAGCCCCTTACTAAGCATATCGAAAGTTGAAAAACAGTCATTTTTGGCAAATCTGTGGATAACTTTTTCATTATTCATCCAAAATAATTACGTTACTGACCTGTTCGCTTCCCATTTTAAAAGCTGTCATCCAGCACTTCCATAGGTTTGAAGTTTCAAAACTGTTGTAATAGTCAGGACTAAGTGAGTGACGGATTAAATTATAACCTTGCAATTCTGCCCATGACTCAAATTTTTCTCGTATAGATTTATCCATATTGCTTTCCTAAATTTTTGAAAAATGTATCAAGTGCAACTATTACATACGCTGGTACTTTTTCATTTGCCATAATTTTTTTCATATAATTGCGACTGACTTCAGTTTCACGTTCAATTACTGAAAGATTATATAGACCTGAATTTAAACTAAATCTAATATTTTTTATAATCATGTCCATTTATTCAACCTTATTAAAATATTAGATTGGAGTATAACTTAAATTTAATAATTAAATATATATTTTTAAATATATTTAATTTATTTACACTTATCTATTGTAATAATACTTATTAAGTATATAATGAAGTTGTTGGTTCATTAGTTAATTATTTGGGAGTACGAAAATGAAAGTTAGCAAAATTGAAAAGAAAGTTAATAATCAAGTGGAAGCTATGTTTTACAAATTAGGAAATGGTATTCAGTTCAATATTTTTGACTTGTGCAAACTTGATAAAGATGCCAAAAAAATCCTGCTGGCGGTTGGTGATGCTGGTTTAGAAGATGCTGAAATGGCAATGATTGAAGCCATCGCTCAATACAGAATGAATTAAGGAGATTACGAAAATGTTAAATGTTTATGAATTTAATAAAATTAACAAACTTCAAACTAATTTAATTTTGCTAGAAGCTGATTTAGATTTTTATAAAAAATGGTTGCCACAAGTTTATAGAGGTAGATTAAAAAATATTTTAACTACTAAAAATTTAATAGAATATTATCAAGCAAAAATAATATAGGAGATTACGAAAATGAAATTTATTGCTCAAAATAATGGTCGGTACTACGTTGAAAATCTTAGACAAATGCGTTACTTCCCCATCAAAAAAGTTGAAGCTTTAGCGTTGCTGGCTGGTGGCTTGGCTGAAGAAATTAACTATTGCCCATTCAGCAGAATTGATTTGCAAGTGGCGGCGTTCGAAGCTCGGATTGCCCTTCAAAAAATAATGAGTCTTTAATCGGAGAATAAACATGGACAACGGTGATTACGCAATCGGAACTAAATATTGGACTCTAGGCAAACATCCTAAAGTATGTGAGGTGATTGACTTCTTACGCACTTACAACAGCAAGGGCGAACTGATTAAGACTTGCTATGTTTCAAAGCATCAATTCATGGGTCAAGATGTGATTGATTACGCTGTATCAAAAACTACAATTATGCGTGGATTTTGGTATGAGAAAGAAACAGAAACAGTTTGACACTATCCTTAATAGGTATATAATGAAGTTGTGGTTGTTATTAATTTATTGGAGATTACGAAAATGGAAGAATTTTTTGAGTATGTCGATAGGTTTTACGGTGTTGGCGGTCATTACAATATGGGATTTGCAGAAGTTGAAATTCGTGCCGCCATTGAGATTGTACGCTTGAGCAATAGGTTTGGCATTGAGTTCTGTGGAGATAGTATCGATAGAGAACACGTTTTGGTAATTTTGCAAGAAAACTTTGCCGTTCAAGAAATTGCAGTTAATTATGGGAGATAACGAAATGAAATACGCAAATCATCATGGTTATACAGATGTAAACCCTTACGAAGTAATTAAAATTGTTTCAGCAAAGTGCATAGAAATTCGAGCCATGATTGCTGAAAAAGACCCTAGCGTTGTGACTCAGTTTGTAGTTGGCGGCTTCTCAGCGTTTAGTGACAATGCTCAAAAATGGATTATCGAGTCAGATGAAGATTGTCCAGTTTTTAGAATCAGAAAAAATGTTCGTGGTGATTGGAAAGATAAACATGGTCATCGTTATGTACTAGCTGACCATCCCATCAAACACTACGATTACAACTTTTAACGAACCGCCCTTCGGGGCTTGGAGATTGCGAAAATGAAATATAAATTAAATATTCCTCGTGATGTAGATACTGATGAACCTGATAATTTTATTTTGAACTTACCCAATGGCTTTAGATTTTATGATGAGGTAGTTCATGTAAAAGGGTTTGACTCAATTAAAGATATAAAAGCCGCAATTAAAAATGGTGAGATTGTTCCTTGTGATTGCAATGAATGTATTAGTCATCCATCTGAATTATAAATAAATAGCCCTTCGGGGCTTGCACACTATCCTTAATAAGTATATAATGAAGTGTTGGTTAATTAATTAGGAGAACGAAAATGGTTAGAGAAATTAGTCCTCATGCTGGTGCGGCAAAAATGAT